CTGGCTAAATGCTTAAAAGCGGGAAAAAGAAAGAAAAAGATATAGGTAATGTAGGTTAAAAGAAGTTAAACAAGTATATAGAGGTAATAAGAGAGAGTAAAGAGGTAAATGAAGGTATAAAGAAGGCTTAAGTATAATAAAGGAGTACTGAAGGAGTACTAAAGGACTACTCAAGGACTAACAATCCCCACACCTACACCCTTAAACAACTGAACTGACAACTGAATAATACATCAACTTAACAATTTAAACGTCTTAAAAGAGCTCTCAATGCGCCTTAATCGGGAGAATTAGCAGATATTAGCGTTAAAACAAAGATAAGAGCCAAAACAAGAACGTTGAACTGTAGCGGTTTGAATGACATATGCCCTGCGGTGGATAGAAATATATAGATATAAGGTAATACGAGTGTAATTATAGTTATACTCATAAGGGGGGGAGTAGGGAAGAGCGAGTCGGGAGAGTCTATTATATATATGCCCCTCCCACACATTCTAAAAAATAGACTTAATAGGATGAAAGTTGACACCATTCGCATTTTCGCTGATTATTTAGCTTAATAGAAAAACTATACCATCAATTATGGATACCACTATGGATACCACCTTTAAAAAATACGAAGAGTTTGGCAAGAAATGGATTAAGGGAACTGTAATAGAAGAAATCGAGCTTAACGGCAAGAAATTCACCTTTAATGAAAAACAGGTGGAGTTCCTTAACTCAACCAAAAAATACTGCCTTTGCTCTGGTGGATTCGGTTCTGGAAAGACTCTTGGACTTCTAATTAAGATGATTCTACAATCTCTCTGTTTCCCTGGGAATCGGCTACTTCTTGGAAGAAAACACATATCTGACCTTGAAAGAGCTACATTGCCAGAATTATTCGAACTTTTACCTGCAAAATGGTATAAGCATCGAGTTAAAGATAATATAATACGATTTGCAAATGGTTCAGAGATAATAATGTTTGGGCTTGATGCGCTTCAGACAGGTTCACAACAGGATATTAAAAAAGCACAACAGAAGTTGAAGTCATTGAATCTTGGAGGATACTTTATCGACCAATTAGAGGAAATAGACGAGGAAGTCTTTAAGTCATTAAATTCACGATTAAGAAGAGATGTTGGGATAAGACAGGGCAATATGACTTGTAATCCTGCTAATTTCTGGGCTTATTACTTCTTCAAAATAAACGCAGTGAAAAGAGACGATGTTCATTTGATAGAGAGTTCTATGATGGACAACAAAGAACATCTCCCAGATGACTATATTGAAGACCAGTTAAAGAACGATGATTCATACATAAAACGATTTGTCTATGGGCAATGGTCAATGGACTTATTGTTAAAAGGAACCGTATTCCCACAGGAGTTTATAGACAGAATGATGCTGATAGAAAGAAAACCTATCGCAATAGAGGAAGAATGTGAGATATACGAACAACCGAGATCTGGCGTTAAGTATAGAATGGGTGTTGACCCCTCTGAAGGAGTAGTTGACCCCTCATCTATTTCGGTAGTATCCGAAGAAGGAAGGAAAATAGCCAAGTATAACGGATTTATACCTATACCAGCACAGATAGATAAAGTTCATTTTCTATGTCAGAAATATAATAAAGCATTTATTGTTCCAGAAGCTAACGCAGCAGGTGCGGCACTTCTTGAAGGAATAAAGGATTTGCCAATATTCAAGCGTAAAGTATTTGAATATCGTGAGAAGCGTCAAATGGAAAAACTGGGCTGGAAAACATCATATCAGTCAAAACAGGCACTCATATCCCACTTTAAAGATTTGATTAGAAATAGATTCCCTAAGATATACGACCATAATACGAATGAAGAGCTTAAAACATTCGTCTGGTCTGACTCTGCTAAACAAAAGGGGGCTGGTGCAGCACGAGGAGCTCACGATGACGATGTAATGTCAACTCTACTTGCTTACTGGGACTTAAAACCGATAGATAAGAGAGTTCTCCAATTACAACAACAAATTAAACACATAAGGAAATCACCATTTCAATATGAATAAAAAGAGCATTAAATTTTCTACGGGGTATAATAAAGAGGCAAAAATAAATGGAAATTGAACAAATAAAAAAAGAAATAAAAGATTTTGAGAATGAGTCAATCGATATTACTGATGATTTAAGGTTTAACCAAAAGGATTTGATTAAAAGGATTATTTATTATTATAATTCTAAATTTATTAAAGGACAGTATGATGACCAAGGAGATAGAAAGTTCTTCTTTAATATAGTTAGAAATCCTTGCGATGTCTGCACAAAAGCAATTGACTTTGATACTAAAAATATAAATATTCTGACTGCAAAGGGCGGAACAGAATTAAAGACTTGGTTTTTAGAAAGAGATTTAAAGTTTTGGATGAAAGACCAGAGATTTGGGAAAGTATTAAATAGGATATTTCACGAACTTCCCATATTTGGTTCTGTTGTAACTAAAGTGATTGACGGAAAAGTATATTTTGTGGATTTAAGGAACTTCGCGGTTCAACAAGATGCGGATACTTTAAATCAAGCAAGTTATATTATTGAAACCCACGTTTATAATCCGCTGGAATTTAAGAGAATAGCCAAAGAAAAGGGCTGGGAAAATTGGGAAGATGTATTAGAAGAAAAAGAAATTAAGATTTATGAAAGATACGGTGAAGATGATAATTTAGATTATAGAAGAACCATAATATCGGATGGCGGAACTGAACTCGCAAACGATATTATAGAACAACACCCCTACTGGGAGTTTCATTTAGATAAGATGTCAGGGAGATGGCTTGGAGTAGGGAAAATTGAACTTGTATTAGACCCTCAAATTAGGATTAACCAAATAGCCAACCAACAGGTTAAGTCTTCTTATTGGAGTTCATTAAGATTATGGCAGACAAGAGATACGGGAACAAATAGAAATCTTTTAACAGACGTAGTTAATGGACAAGTGTTACAGGGAGAAGACCCAATTACACAGGTTGATATGGCTGATAGAAATTTAAGTTTTTATCAGACTGAAATAAATCGCTGGTTATCAAATAAAGATGAAATTACATTTTCCCACGAAGTAACAAGAGGAGAACGATTACCAGCAGGAACACCATTAGGTTCTGCCGAATTAGCGGCAGGAATGGCAGGTGCTTACTTTGGACAGATTCAGGAAAATATAGCATTGGATGTTAAAGAGTTTTTGTTTAAGGTAATCATTCCCCAGTTTTTAAAAGAGAACAATACAAAACACACTTTAAGATTAGTAGGAGATGATTTAGGAACTTATCACCGAATGCTTATTAGTTGTAAAACAAATAACGAGATATTCAAGTATATCGCAAAAGGAAACGGAGCACCTTCTAGCGATAAATTAGAAATAATGAAAGCTCTAATATCCGAAAGGGTAAAGAAAGGAAAAGAGAAACTTGTAGATTTACCAAAAGACTTCTACAAAAACCTGAAATACAAATTAGATATTGTTATTACAGGAGAACAGATGGATGTAAGGTCAAGAGCTGCTAACAAGTTTGCTGCCTTACAAGCAATGGGTTCGATACCAGATTTACTAACTGACCCAAGAAAGAGGAAGTTCTTTAGAAGCTGGTTAGAAGATGGTGGTCTAAGATTAGAAGACTTTGATACGGAAGAAGAACCACAGTTAAATCAAGTAATTCAAAAGGGTTCTGGCGGAGGCGTAAGTAAGCCTACAATGCCTACTTCACCTGTTGCTGGTCAAACCCAACAGCAAGTATGAGAAAAGAAATAAGATTGAAATCCCTTAAGAGATTATCTGACTCTGATTTAGGAGATGCTGTTATCGATTTCTTCGAAGAGGAATCACGAGACCTGAAAAATGGTTCTAACTATGATTCCAGTGATTTCGAGATTGACGGCAAAGCATCTATAAAAGCAGCAGCGAAGATAGACAAATTGATATACTTATTGAATAGTTTTAAAAAATCCAAGGAGAAGAGCAATCGCCCTTCTTATAAATAAAAGGTCGTAGTAATAAACAACAAATAAAATGGAAGACCAAACCTTAGAAGAGAACCCAGAAGTAGATAATGAGGAAACCGAAAAGGAAACTCCTACAGAATCTACAGAGGAAACCTCTAAAGAGACGGTTGAGAATGCTATCGATTATGAAGCAAAGTTCAAGGCTTCCCAAAAAGAAGCCCTAAGACTTAAAGCTGAAAACGATGGTTTTAAAAACAAGCCAACTCCAAAAGGAGATGGAAGTCTTGACGCAATTTTAGAGGTTCAACAGGCGACAAAGGGTTTAGACCCTATGCAAATATCCGAGTTAAGGGTAAGAGCTAAAGCCAACGAGATACCTTTATCAGAAGCACGAAATGACTCCAACTTCGAATTGTGGAATGTGGCTTATCTAGAGAAAGTCGAGAAAGATAGACAAGCACTTAAACCCTCGTCGAAACAGGGTACTGGTGAAGTGGAAAAACCTTTAAAGGATATGACCTTAGACGAAAAGAATGATTATTTCGCTAAGAGAGGATTCGTTAAAGCATTTCCTAAACCAAAATCCTTATAAGACGAAGATTAAATATTTATGGCACAAGCTGGAGCTTCAAGAACAGTAAGTAATGACGTATCAGCAATAACCCCAGAGATTTGGAGCGAATCAATTCAAATTCCTTTGTACAAGACTCTTGTAGCAATGGACATTGCAAATTTAGAACTTTCCGACACTATCAAATATGGTGACACAGTTCATAAGCAATACTTCGGTGATTTATCAGTTCACACCTATGTTCCTGGTACTGCCTTCACGGCACAGGCACAAGAATGGGATACTGATGATTTAGTTGTATCTGCTTACAAATCTGTCGCTATATATGTTGATAATGTTGAGGAGATTCAGGCAAATGTCAGTTCAAGAACTACATTACAACAGGAAATCGCTTACAGACTAAGAGACGACATTGACACACACATACTTACCAGAGTAAAAGATGGAACTGTATGTGAAGCTGACGATGTAGTCCCTGGTGGGGCTGCTCTAAAAGCCGTTAGTGCATCAACTGCAAACATTATTTCTATATTCTCAAAAGCCAGACAGAAACTTAGAACTGCTAATGTCTCCGAAACAGGAGATTGGATTGCAATTCTTAGCCCTGCACAGGCTCAATTAATTGAGAGTAAAGCAACATCAGTTGGTTATAATGTAGCAGACGCAACTTTAAGAAATGGATATGCAGGGGACTTTATGGGATTTAGGATTTATGTATCGAACAATCTTCCTACGGGAACATCTCCTTCTGGAGACTTTACACCACTCCTAACTGGTCAAAATGACCAAAACTACGAAGTAGCATACGTTGGTAAATCCAAATGTATCGACGCAGTTATACAGAAGTCACCTACAATTCAAATTACTAAAGTTTCTGATATGCACGGATGGAATATATCTGCTTACACAGTTTACGGAGACGCAGTATTCACTAAGAATGCCTCAAGATTCTTAGCAATACCGACAGTCGGATTATAGTAACTATTAACCTTGGATAGTCGCTTGTTGGGGAAGGGAGAAGCTAACGCTTCCCTTCCTCATCGGCGTTAGTAAGAGAACTATGCAAAAAATAATAAATTGGTTTTTTGGCAAATTAGCCAAAGAAAAATTGCTCTTTAAAAAACGAGAAGATTTAGCAATCTTCGAAATATTAAGTTCCTACATTACTGAAATGATACTCGCTGGTGACGAAAGTCGAAGAGAAGAATTAGCAGACTTACAAAGGAAGATGGAAGAGTTTAGAAACTTTGTCAACTTCATTAAGAAAATATGAAAATCCTCTATATACTAGATAGTCCTTATGCTTTTAATAATGGTTGTTGGTTTTATAGAAACAGAATACCTCTAAAGGCACTACAACAGAAAGGTCATATGGTTCACTTTATAGCACTTAATTCTGGCAAAGGATTACAACAAGAAACGATAGATTTTCCAGATGTTGCTGTATTTAGTAGAACTTATCCTATTGACCCACTAACAACATTAAGGGCTTTTAAACAGGCAGGAAAAAAGGTAGTATATGACACAGATGACAACTTGTGGGATGTAAACCCTGATAATCCATCAGTGGCTATATCAACCGAAAAGAGGAGACAGTATGAACATTTAATGCAAGAATGTGATACCGTAACCACAACAACACCAGAGTTAGCAAAGATACTACGTAAGTTTAACAAGAACGTTCACGTATGTCCTAATGCTATTGATTACACTTTATTTGAAGAAAACTTAAGACCTAAATTACCCAAGGACAGATTAAGAATAGGTTATACTGGTGCTGCTTCACATTGGAAAGATTTATCCCTAATAACAGAGGTTATAAGGGAATTACAGAAGAAACACGACTTTGAGTTTATTCTTCAAGGTATGTGTGGACAACCATTAGAAGCAGAGATGTGGCAATACAAACAAGTATTAGATTTCGGATTAAAACCTGAAAAGAAACTCTTTTTAGAAGCTGCACTGAAATGGTACGAAGAGATGAGACACGTAAAGTTCTCTCACGTTCCTTTTTACCCACCGATTATGTATCCAGCATTATTAAAGTCTATTGATTTAGACATTGGTATAGCACCATTAAACGACAATAAGTTTAATCGTTCGAAGAGTTGTGTCAAGTTTTATGAGTATGCTACTACAGGTGCTGCAACACTGGCTTCAAATGTATTACCTTACTCAAAAGAAGTTGGATATTGTTGTAAAAACACAGTTAATGATTGGGTAAAGAAATTAGAGAAGTTGATTGTAGATGAGAAGTTTAGAAAGCAATTAGCAGAAAAACAATCTAAATGGGTAAAGAAAAACCGTGATATAAAGGTTGTCGCAACCAAGTGGGAAGATGCCTTTGATACAAAATGAGAAAATTACCAAAAACAAAAGGAAAGATAATGCTTAATCTTGGTTGTGGTTCTCAAAAACTTAAAGGTTACCTTGGAATAGACAAAAAAGACAATGGACAAGATATAATATGGGACTTAAGACAAGGAATACCTTTTCCAGACAATTCTGTTGATGAAGTATATAGTTCTCACTTTGTAGAACATATGTCAGACGATGAATCTATTGAGTTATTCGAAGAGATATTACGAGTGTTAAAAAAGGGAGCAACAACACATCACAGATGTCCACACCAAACACATCCTACTGCTTATTATTGGGGACATAAGACGTTTTGGAACGAAGCTCGTATAGATGCGATTATAAGAGTTCCAGAATTAAATCACTTCCTAATAATAGAGAACCATAAGAAAGGATTTGAATTATTCTTTGCTCTTAAAAAGTTATGAGATATGAAATTGTCAAAATAGAAATCACACCTAAGAATATAGGGAAGTTTAGTATTGTTGACGATAGAGTAAAACACCCAAAGTTTATTAAGGACAGAAAACACCTTGAAGAAGAGATGGTTGCCTTTCAGAAAAAGAACAATACAAACCCAGATTACCCAGAGAGATACGACTTAACTGTATTCACATATAATCAGCTTAAGTTAGAGTGGTTGATTGTAGATGGCTCTCATAGATTAGAAGGATTAAAGCGTATATTTAAAAGAAAAGAATTAAAGAAGTTTAACGCTATTCTTATTCCTTCAAATGTTATTAGTGCTAACACATTAGATAAGAGAGTATATTTATCAAGAAGACTAGACTTCTTATTGAGAAAAGAGGGATTACCAACTTGGGTAAAGAAGTTTGACTTCCATAAGATATATCACGAATCAGTTGCTAGTAGCTTGTTTCTTAAAAGCGACTTTGAACCAGAGATAGAGTATCAATCTTGGTCGAACAAGAACCGCATAGACGAGGGCAGTATAGATGCCGAAGTTATGCCAATAGACGAATATCAAAAATCAAGAGAATTATGAAAATATTACTTAGAGACCATAATGGAATTTTATCAGACCTCGGACCACACTTTGAACTCGTTAAAACAGTCCAAGAGGCAGAGGTAGTTGTACTTTGGCAAGATATAATTGGTATGGAGCTTATGATAGCAAAACTGGTGAAGCAACTTCATAAACCAATTGTGGTTATACAACACGGAGCTCACGGTATGGAAGATTATATTCCACCATTAAGCAACAAGTTGTTAGCAGATAAGATACTTGTATGGGGAGAATACGACAAAGACCAACTAATGAAAGCTGGTATATCTCCTAAAAGGATTGAGATAACAGGAACTACTATATTCAAACATCTAAAAGGAAGAACTCCACATAAAGGAACTCATATTCTATTCTCACCAGAACATTGGGATTATGACATAGAAGAGAATCTTGAATTATA